CTCAAAGACCCCGCCAGTTCTCCTCGCCTTCGACGCAGACACCAAGCCAGTCATCTACGGCTACGCCATCAACCGCTCGCAGAATAACAATGTTAGGCGTCGGTACTCGGAGTTCATCAAGTACTTCAAGGCGTCGGTATCCCTACGCAAGGAGCAAGTGGAAGTGCGTGGGTACTACGCCTCCCAGCCAAGTTACTTCGAGGCCATCGAGTACACCATCGGTGAGGCTATTGATGTGATTGGGACTATTCAGGACTCGGGACTCATCAGGCTGGACAACAGGTGGAACATGCTGTTCCAGAAACCCATACCTCAAATGCGCCCACAAGGATGGAACACGTACGTGCAGTGGATAGATCAGTACGACACCAAGTGCAGGGAGTTCTTCGACCTCATCAAGAACGATCAGCCCGAGGACACTAAACACTCGAACTTTTACAAAGCGTTCGTGATTCTTATGACGGTCTACCCACACCAGCACCTCCACAACTCGCATCGAGCCGAGGACCCAGCGGTGGTGAAGAACGTGGACACCGCCACGCTGCGCTCGAACTTCGAGAAGTTGCTGAAGATGTACTTCTCTAAGGCTATCTTGGAAGCCGTAGTGCTCAAGGACGGGATGCCCCCGAACAAGGTCTACACCAACTGGATGTGGATGTACGACACCGAAGCGGTTGCGAAGGCCGATGTGCTTGAGGCTGAGTACAAGAAGACTTCGACACGCATTTAAGTAGGGGGAACACCAACCGAACACCAACGATTCGCACCACAATTTACTTGACATTAGACCCTATTTGTGGTATACTATAGGTTAAGTGGGAATTTAAGTTGTTAGTGGAGGAAGTTGTTGGGGGAATGGTCCCCGCAATAACATTGTTAGTTTGTTAGTAGGCCGTTGGCCGTAATTAGGAGTATTAGAAATGGCTGAGATCAACTTTGGCAAGACCGTCACCCTCAAGCAAGCCGCACGGCTCATCGTTACGAACCCCGAGACTGTGTTCTTCCTGCAAGGCGAGCCGGGGATCGGCAAGTCTTCCTTGCTTGAGAGCATCGCTGCACAGACGGGCTGTGACTATGCGTATATTGACGTACCCAATATGGATTTGGGCGACATTGCGATGCCCGTGATAGATCACGACAACAAGGTTACTAGGTACTATCCGAACGCTAGGTTCGGTATCCATACCGGAAGACCTATGGTCATCATGCTCGACGAGTTCAGCAAGGGCGCTGACCCAGTAAAAAACATGTTGCATCCGATGTTGGAGAAGGCGAACCCTCGCCTTGGCGACATCTCTCTGCCCAAGGGTACGTATAGGTTCTTGACGGGCAACCTGTCGTCCGATGGTGTGGGCGACAACCTCAAAGCGCACTCCCGCAACAGGCTTGTGACTGTCACCGTATCCAAACCCACAGCCGATGAGTGGATCGAGTGGGCCATCAACAAGGGCATCGAGGCCGAGGTCATCGCTTGGGTGAATCAGTACCCGCACGCACTTGCGAGTTACACCGATGCTGCCCAAGGGGACAACCCCTACATCTACCACCCACGCAAAACCCAGAATGGGTTCGTCACCCCCCGCTCGTTGGAGACTGCCTCTAACATTGTTAGGACACGGGACCTGAACGACGCCGACAGCGTTATCGCTGCGTTGACTGGTGCAGTAGGCGAGTCTGCTGCGCGGGACATGCAAGCGTACATCGAGTTCTCGGACCAACTCCCAACGTGGGAGGCGACGATCAAGAACCCGAAGACCACGGCTGTGCCTACGTCACCAGCAGCATGTGCCATCGTGTGCTTTGGTGCTATCGCACGTATCGACAAGGCCACCATCGCTCCATTCATGGAGTATCTGGAGCGGTTCGAAATGGAATGGCAGGCTGTGTTTTGTGTTAACATAGCCAAAGCCCCAACTAAGCAAAGCATTGCGTTCAGCAGCAAGGCGTTTGCCGATTGGGTTGCCCTTAACCAAGATGTACTTTAGGAGGTGTTTATGGGTAGGTTCGTTGACCTATGTGGTAAGTGTTTTGGGCGGCTAACTGTTGTATCCCGCGCAGAGACCAACATTTACGGGAAGCCCGCATGGGTATGTGCTTGTATTTGTGGGGCCACATGTGTAGTGGCGGGTAGTAGTTTACGTATGGGGGTAACTGCAAGTTGTGGCTGCGCACAAAAAGAGTTGGCAGCGGGGAACCTACGCAAAGCGGCTACTACACATGGTATGCACGGTACACCTGAGTACTACAGATGGGCGAGCATGAAACTACGTTGCTATGTGAAAACACATTACGCATACCCCCGATACGGGGGGAGAGGGATCACTGTATGCGATAGATGGCGCAATAACTTCGAGCATTTCTTGGTTGATGTAGGCAACCGCCCAACTGACCGTCATAGCCTTGACCGCATAGACAACGACGGTAACTACGAACCTAACAATGTTAGGTGGGCAACAAATCAAGAGCAAGCGAACAACAGGAGTAGCAACGTGAACATTACATATAACGGGGAAACCAGAACACAGGCTGAGTGGGCGCGGCTCGCGGGGATTACCCCCGAAGGTATTGCCTACCGGCACAAGCACGGTAAGGACTTGCTGTGAGAAAGCAGCGATTATGGGCACGGTACAAGATGACAAAGGGTGTGTCGATATATCCACACCCAGTTCAAGTCTGCCGTACTACGGGGGAGGGAGGGTACGACGACTGGTACGAGGTGCTGGTTGAGTTCCCATCTGAGTCAGAGATGCCAATAGCAATGGCAATGGTTGAGTTAGCAAACAAGGAGTAATAACAATGTTAGAAGAACGCAAACTGCAGAAGGCCAAGATCAGCCTGATGCGTAATCCGAAGTTCGCCCTGTGGTCGGGCATCCTGATGGTCGGTAAGACCAGCGTGGTGGACAACATCGCAACCGCATCGACCAACGGACGGGATGAGAAGTACGGCAGGGAGTTCGTCAAGGACCTCTCCGATAAGGAGTTGTGCTTCGTAGTACTGCACGAAGCATTGCACAAGGCGCTGCGCCACCTCACCACGTGGAAGAAGTTGCACGACGAGAACCACAGCCTTGCCAACCAAGCCTGTGACTACGTTATCAACCTCATGTTGTTGGAGATCGACCCGAACGGCGACACCATCGTGATGCCCAAGATCAAGGATGGCCCGATGAAGGGTAAGCCGATGGGTCTGATCGACACTCGGTTCAAGGGGATGAACGCCAAGCAGGTGTTCGACATTCTCAAGAAGGAGGAGCAAGAGGGTGGGGGCGGGGACGGGAAACCCGAGGACGGAGATGGGCCTCCCGTTGACGGAAGTGGGCGAGTTCCGGGCAAGCCGAAGGACGGTGCTGGTCTAGACGACCACGACTGGGATGGCGCTGGTGATATGACCCCCGAGGAGCGCAAGCAGTTGGAGCGCGAAGTTGACCAAGCAATCCGTCAAGGCTTGATGGCTGAGAAGAAGGTGGGCAAGGGCGCGGGTGGTATGAGCCGCGAGTTGCAGGACTTGATGGAGCCGAAGATCGACTGGCGCGAAGTCCTCCGCGAGTTCGTGAAGTCCACCTGCTCTGCTAAGGATACGTCCTCATGGCGTAGGGTGAATCGTCGCTTCCTCAGCGGGGATGTGTATATGCCGAGCCTGATCGGTGAGAAGGTGGGCCACTTGGTCATCGCTATTGATACGTCAGGTTCCATTGGCGACAAGGAGTTGAACGAGTTCCTGTCGGAAGTCAAGGGCGTGGCCGAGGAAGTCAACCCGGACAAGGTTGATCTGATCTATTGGGACTCAGAAGTAGCAGCACACGAAGAGTACGAGGGAGATGGGGATGTCGCTAACATTGTTAGTTCAACCCGCCCTAAGGGTGGTGGAGGTACTTCGCCGAGTTGCATCTCTTCCTTCTTGGATAACAAGAAGATTGTCCCCGAGTGCATCATCATCCTCACCGATGGTCACGTGGGTTCGGATTGGGGTCACGGATGGACGGCTCCAGTACTCTGGACCATCGTGGGGGGTAACACTGTCGTTGCGCCTAACGGCAAAACAGTTCACGTTAAAGACTGAAGGAGAAACGAAAATGATAGTGATTTCATTCGGATACGGGGAGTACGTTATGTCCCCCAAGGATGCTCTCGTTGTGATGGAGATACTTCAGAAGTCAGAGAAGTATGAGTCCAAGTACGTGAGTGGGGGTGGGGAGAACACTCATCACGTATACCCCAACACCGAGGCTCTCACCGCTAAGTTGATTAGCGATGACCTCTATCGCATGGCGAAGTTGGCTGGCAAGCCAGAGAAGTAACACCCAAGATGCACGGTAACGGATGGGCTGTTACCGTGCGATAACAATGTTAGATCATCAGGAGAAACGAAATGAAAGTAGTAGTTGTGTTTGAATTTGCTGGCATCGACGATGCCGACTCGCCCGAGGCCGACCTCATCATCGAGGAGATCGGTCAGGACTGCGAGGGTATGCGGTTGGACACGGGCGCGACCCGTGTTTGGATCGAGGAAGTGTTCGACTCCGAGCAACCCGCCTAACATTGTTAGAGAGAAAAGTCAAGGACCCCAAATAGGAGATGATTATGTCTATTAGCGCATCAGCAGTATTAGTGGAATTGAACATCAGTGTGTGGCCCGCAAGCAAGATCGACCGCGAGACTACCGACAGGGTTAACTTCGACGCATCAGCAGTGTCGAACGCAAGCCAGACTAAGAAGAACCTGTTCGCAGGTACGGGCTTGCGTAAGGACATCGAGAAGTTCGCTGCCCGTGTCCGGCTGTACCACAACCTCAACACGCTGCCGTGGGCAGACAAGGGTGAGAGGCTTGCACCTACCAAGGTGTTCATGGAGTACAAGACTGCCATGAACTCGTTCGAGTCTCAGTTCCACGCTATGTGTAATAACTTTTACGCCGAGTACCCGCGTCTGGTTTCGGAAGCACCCACCAATCTGGGCAAGTTGTTCAAGGCCGAGGACTACCCGCCACTTGATGAAGTGCGATGCAAGTTCGGGTTCCGTCGCTCAACGAATCCGTTGTCGGATGCTGGCGACTTCCGCTTGGACATACCAGCGCAGGACTTGATCGAGATTCAGGCAGCGTATGAGGAGAAGTTCAACGAGCGGTTGGCCGAGGCGATGAAGGCTCCGTGGGATCGGCTGCACAAGATGCTCACGGGCATCAGCGAGAAGTTGACCGACGACACCGATGAGGATAGCGACGTACCCAAGAAGCGTTACTACGACTCGCTCATCACCAACCCGCTTGAGTTGTGCGAGTTGTTGACCAAACTCAACGTCACCAACGACCCCAAGTTGGAGGAGGCACGGCGACAGTTGGAAGTAACAATGTTATCTACCGACATTGAAAGGATCAAGGAAGATGCAGACACACGTAGCAACGTGAAGTCCAAGGTCGATGCGATCCTTGGCAAGTTCGAGTGGTAAAAAGGAGAAACGAAATGTCAGAGAGCAATCTAGAGTGTGGGTGGTGCTATGTATATCTACTATGGGTATGCCCGAAGGTCAAGACCGAGAACGGATGGGTGCAGCATGTCTATCTACAGGAGGACGACGCCGAGCGTTCTATGCGGATACTTGAAGAAAGGGATGGAGCCGAGGGACGTACGGAACTCGAATACGAGATCGAGCGTACAGAGATGTACTTCCCATATCCAAGTGGTAATCAGCAACATCAGGAGAAATGAAATGGTACTTGACATCAATAACACCAACGTGCGCTTTACACCAAAACTCGCAGAGAAGAACACTCAACGAGAGGCTAACGGGGAGAAGCCATTCGAGGTTTCTTTTATGCTGAGTACTGTCATAACTAAGTTAGCCACAGACAAACCTCTGTGGGACTTCATTGCTTTCAAAGCAAACAGTACTCAGGTTATCGAGTTCTCGGTGCAGAAGGACGGGGAGAAACTTGGAGAGATTGGCTATGACTGGCACGGTAGGAATTACTGTGTCTTCGTCAAGAACAAGCGCATCTCGGATAAGTTGTTGCGTAGCGACAGGTACAAGACCACCGACACCGATAAGGCTGTGCTCAAGGTGAAGAAGATGTTCGGGTCTATGAGTACCAACGAACGTGTAGCCGTAGCAGCCGCCAAAGCCGCCGAGGTTACCAACACCGCCAGCAACCACAAGTGGGCACAGATACGTGAGGTCGAAGCCAAGATCGAACGTGTCTCTAATCAGTACGTCAAGGAGGAGGGCTACGAGACTTTCGTTGCTTGGCTGAAGTCTCAGGACAACCAGAGGGCTAGGGACACTTTGGAAGGGATAGATAACAAAGTTAGGCTTGGCATTGAGATGTTGACCATCCAGAAAGTCCGAGATCATTTCAACGAAGGCAAGGCCGTGCTGGTCATCAAAGACGGTGGGAAATATATTGTCAAAGTAGGTGACAAAGTGGATTTGTACGATGACAATACGCTCCCCCAAGAGATGCGCGGCAAGTTGGGTATGCTCAAGTTGGTGGAGGCCGAGCAGTTCGTGACCGACACCGGATGCCGCATCAACGACGAGACTTTTATTCTCATTCTTGAGGAGGTGAAAGATGAGGGTTGAACTACTTAAAACATCGCGTCGGTTGTGGCAACCGATGGACTACATCCCTGCGGACCTGACTCGCAAGAATCAGTTGAAGTGGGCACAGGCCGTGCAGAAACTTGGAGATAAGTGGCTGCTAGCGCAGGGTGTGCAGAGAAAGGAATGAGTGAAGACTACTCAAGGTTTTTCATGCCCCCAATGCGGGGCATGGACCCGAGTGTTAGAGACACGGAACGGGAATATGAGACGCCGAGAATGTGCGAACTTGCACCGTTTCTACACGCTGGAAGTTCCTCAAGCCCTTGGCCTTTTAAGTACAGTATCACCACCACAACAGGAGAAGTTAAATGACGACAGGAATTGAAGAGTTGAAGTTGCCCGTAGTTAAGAAGGGTCGCGGCCTTGGCAAGAAGCCAGCCCTGATCTGCACCAGCCTACGGCTTTCGAGAGAAGTAATGGACTACTACAAGCAGTTCGAGAATCAGCAAGTGAAGATGCGGCAAGTTCTGACGGACCACTATCTGAACGAGCAAGCCCTAACAAAGTTAGGTTTCAACCACGTAACCATTAGCGAAGGAGAAGAGTATGTTGGCTAACCAGAAGAAGGATGAGATCAGGGCGTTCCTCAAGGAGAGCCCGCACATCAGTTTGCAGAACGTAGCGTTGCTGTATGACGTTACGTATGCGCAGGTATACGTACTCAACCGTGAAGTCCACGGCGTCAAGGCGAGGGTCAAGAAGAAGCCAGCAGCCAAGAAGAAGGTAGCGGCCAAGAAGAAGGTAGCGGCTAAGCCCCCCGCGCACTTTGGTACGGTTCAGGAGATCGACGAATCACTCGAATCAATACTGCTTCCACCTGCGCCAGTAATGATTTATGGGCCTGACATGGTGAACCAGCCACCGCACTACACGTATGGCGGCATCGAGACTATCGACTTCATCGAGGCCAAGGACTTGAACTACAACTTGGGCAATGTGGTTAAGTACGTAACCCGTAGCGGACACAAGGGTACGCGCATCGAGGACCTCAAGAAGGCCGTGTGGTACTTGGAGCGCGAGATCAACGCACTGCTAGGTTCCTAACAAAGTTAGACGGTGGAGCCACCTGACCGGATCAACAGGTGGTACTTATGGAGATAAAACCCATGAAAGACGTAATCGAAAAGGCCATCGCGGAGTTGACCAAGAAGTCAAGCGAGGCGAAAGAGGCTCACCATGCAATGAGTTTTGCACAGGCTGCGCTTAATCTGGCACACGCCCTCAAGACAATAAGTTAGGGTTTCCTCCCCCACTAAGCCACCTTCGGGTGGCTTTTTTTCGTCTTGACTTTGTAAAGGGTTGTGGTAGGATCATGGCTTGAAAACTACTGGGAGGATGAAGTGTCATATGTAGCGTTTGGAGATGCGCCCCTAGTCATAAGGGATGGGCAACTGATATGCCCCGGCTGCAACGGTGAGTGGATACATCAGCGCAATACCACGGTCTTTGCTAGAGAAGAAGGCGACGATTTAACAACTGTCCTCACTCAAAATGGCACAGATGGGCAAATAGTTAAGTTCCCATCTGGAGACACATGCAACCCTAGCCCACGTAGGCAGGGGATCATCGTCGAGTTCGAGTGTGAGAATTGTCATTACGACTCCCCCCTACCGCAATTCCGTCTGGCAATAATCCAGCACAAGGGGAACACATACGTGGAGTGGCTAAATGCCACGTGGGGTGGCTAAATGGCAGCAACACCTGAGGCCAAGGTCAAGGCCAAGATCAAAGACATTCTCAAGGCACACAACGCCTACTACACCATGCCCATAGGTTCGGGCTACGGCTACGCAGGAGCCCCCGATTTCCTCTGCTGCATCAACGGCCAGTTCCTTGCTATCGAAGCCAAGGCTGGCAACAACAAGCCGACTGCGTTGCAGACGCAGAACCTACTCAGGATCAAGAACGCTGGCGGGATAGCGATGGTAGTCAACGAGGAGAACATTGAGGACCTCAAGGCAATTATTGAGAATTATTCCAAGGGGGTAATTTGATGGCTATCTCTCGCGCAGAAATACTTAGAGAGTTGATCCCCGGCCTTCAAGCATTGTTTGGCAGTGAGTACGCCCCTTACGCTGAATTTTCTCAGTACGTCAAGCGCCTTCGCCCCGATGGATACCGGATATACCGATGGGACTTTTCGTGCGGTAAAAAAGTAAGTAGCACAACGCTAGCCCGAGGGCTGAGTAAGGATGCCGCCATTGGGATGATGAAGTTACTAGCAGAACCAAAATGCACAGTAGAACCGAAATGATCCTGACAGTCGATTTTGAAACTTTCTACTCGCAGGAGTTCAGCCTGTCGAAGATAACCACGGAGGAGTACATTCGTTCCCCCGAGTTCGAGGTTATAGGTGTTGCAGTACAGGTAGACGATGGGGAGCCCGAGTGGTTCAGCGGCGATGCGTTGCAGACCCATGCGTTCCTGAGTAGGTTCGACTGGGGTAACTCCACAGCGGTAGCGCACAACGCTGTGTTCGACGGGGCTATCCTTAATTGGTTGTACGGAATAAAGCCTAAGGGATGGGTGGACACGCTCAGCATGGCCCGTGCTCTCCACGGTACTGAAGTAGGCGGTAGTCTCAAGGTGCTAGCCGAGCACTACAAGTTGGGCGTGAAGGGCACGGAGGTAGTCGATGCCCTTGGACTGAGGCGTGAGCAGTTCGGTGCTGAGCAACTAGCGCAGTATGGCGAGTACTGCAAGAACGATGTGGCCCTGACTTGGAAGTTGTACAAGGCGATGGGCGATTTCCCCGAGGTGGAGTTGCGCCTGATTGATATCACGCTGCGTATGTTCACCGAGCCCGTGTTGCAGTTGGACAGGTTGGCGTTGGGCGAGCACCTTCTCCGTGTGCAAGCCCGCAAACTCGAACTCCTTGGCGAGTTCGACAAAGACATTCTAATGAGCAACCCCAAGTTTGCAGGGGCGCTAACAGAGTTAGGGGTCACTCCTCCTATGAAGGTAAGCCCAGCGAACGGCAAGCAGACCTACGCCTTCTCCAAGTCTGACGAGGAGTTCACGGCGCTACTCGACCACGACAATCTGAGGGTGCAAGCCCTTGTCGCTGCGCGTCTAGGTACTAAGTCCACCCTTGAAGAGACACGAACCGAGAGGCTGATCGGGACCGCTGAACGAGGTCCTCTGCCAGTTCCTCTGCGGTACTACGCTGCCCATACTGGGCGATGGGGTGGCGACGACAAGTTGAACCTACAAAACCTACCACGGGGTTCGCTGCTCAAGAAGTGCATCATCGCGCCGCTGGGCTACTACATCCTCGACTCAGACTCTTCCCAGATTGAAGCGCGTACGCTGGCGTGGCTAGCGGGACAGACTGATCTGGTCGAAGCGTTTGATCGGGGCGAGGATGTGTACCGCATTATGGCTGCTCGCATATACAACAAGGCCGAAGCAGACATCACGAAGGAAGAACGCTTTGTGGGTAAGACCACCATCCTTGGCGCAGGGTACGGAATGGGTCCTGATAGATTCCAAGTACAACTAAAGACGTTCGGCGTAACCATTGACTCGAAGGAGTGCAAGCGGATCATATCCACGTACCGAAAGACGTACGAGCGCATACCAGAGTTGTGGGCCGAAGCGGGTAAGGCTATAGACGCCATCATGGAAGGCAAACACGCCACTCTTGGGGTGAACAAAGCACTGAACGTAGACGGCAAGAAGGGCATCCTTTTGCCCAACGGCTTACGCCTCAAGTACCCCAACCTACGCAAGCATCAGGACGACGATGGCGATACTGAAACTGTGTACGACACGAAGAAAGGGAAAGCCACTATCCTCACGCGCATTTATGGGGGTAAGGTCGTAGAGAACGTGTGCCAAGCACTCGCTCGAATTATCATTGGCGACCAGATGCTCATCGTCAACAAGAAGTACCGTGTTGTGATGACTGTGCATGACGCCATTGCGTGTGTAGTGCCAGAGGAAGAGATACATACAGCCAAAGAGTACATCGAATTGTGTATGAGATTACGCCCATCGTGGGCGATGGATTTACCCCTAAATTGTGAGGCTGGATATGGAGAAAGTTACGGCGATTGTTGACTACGCTTACCCCTGCATGATGGCAGAGAAGGGTTTGCGTAAAGTGCATGACGCAATGTTGAACAATGATTTTGATACCGCTATAGAGGCTGCTATACAGGCTTTAGTAGATACAAAGTTGATGGTCAATGCGATCAAAGACATGAAGGATATGCAAGAGAATTTGAGGCCCGTATGAAGCCAATCGTTTGGTCGTTCAGTAGTCTGAAAACATTCCAACAGTGCCCTAAAAAGTACTACCACACCAAGGTAGCGAAGGACATTGTTGAACCAGATACGGTAGCAACCCTATACGGGAAGTCTGCCCATACCGCCGCAGAAGATTTCATTCGAGACAGCAAGCCAATCGAGCCCAAGTTCGACTACATGAAGTCCACGCTTGATGAGTTGGCAAAGATTCCCGGCGAGAAGTTGGTCGAGGTCAAGTTAGGGCTGACGAAAGACTTGAAAGCCTGTGACTTCAACGCGCCAGACGTATGGTGGCATGGCATCGCCGACTTGGTTGTGCTGGACCATGAACGGCAGTTGGCCTACTCGGTGGACTACAAGACCAGCAAGAGCGCACGGTATGCGGACGTTAAGCAGTTGGACCTTGTGGCGGTGGGTATCTTCGCCAAGTTCCCTAACATTGTTAGAGTGAAGTCTGCTTTGATATTTGTAGTGAGCAAAGAGTTTGTGAGGGCTGAGCACCATGTAGGCATGATTCACAAGTACATGGAGAAGCCAGCACAAGATGTGGCGCGGATCGAGCAAGCGTATGAGTCGGGGGTTTGGAATCCAGTCCAAGGCCCGTTGTGTAAGTTCTGCTCTGTTTCCTCGTGTATGTACAACCGCAACTAGGAGAAGCGGATGGTCCCAAAGGAGATGTGGATGATCCCCAAGGAGATGTGTAGCGGCACGTGCGGTGGCAAACGGGAAAACTGTCCTGCGCCACAAGCGTGTGGGTGGCCTGACCCAGAGGGCGACGATAAAGGTTTTTTAGACACAATCGTATTCGTATTAGCGGTGGTAAGTTTAGTCGTACTTTGTTTTGGAGTAATGATATGGCTTTGATTTGGCGATGCGCTACCCAAGCAGCGAAAGACTCTATGCGTAACCGAGTACCGATTCAGGACATTTTGAAAACTACGGGTACGGGATGGGAAATACCCGAGGGGTTCGAGCCGCCAGAAGACCTGACGGCCAAGGAATTGGCAACGTGGGTGCGCGAGGTTGCTAGGCCATGCGTACCTTAGTCTTTGTCTCAACCTTAGTGCTGTGGCTGTACGCTTGTTCGCAGCCACCTGAAGCCGTACCCGACGACGATCTGTTCGAGTGCGATTTTAGTAAAGACGGGAAGTTTCTCGTCTGCCATGAACGCAAGCGAACTGAAACGGCGAGGAAATAATGGTGAAAACTATTGGGTTCACGCGCATCTGTTGGGTGTGCAATCAAAAGAAGGTCGCGCTGGGCGGCACGTTCAACCCCCACCGGAAGTTATGGAAGTGCGCTGGTTGTTCTGGCAATACTACGAAATGGAATATGGAAGATTTGTATAAAACTAGGTGGCACAAAGGAAAACCCCCCAGTATC